AGGGCTGCGCAACCGGCGCCGGCCGATCCGAAACCAACCCCGCGCAAGGTCGAGCCGTTGACCGACGTGGAGATCGCGCAACTCGCCCAGCAGGGCCGGCTGCACGCCACGATGGAGCAGAACACGCGCGCCCGCGATGCCGCGCTGGCACGCATGGCGGCACAGGCCGAAGTGGATGCAGAGGCGGAGGCCAAGGCCGTCGAGGAAGCGAGGAACAAGACCAACACGCTGCCCGGCCCGTGAAGCCGTGCAACTGAGGATCGACCACTACCACCACATCGATAGCGCGACGGCACCTGACCCGCGTTTGGATCAGGTGCTTGCGTTGCTGCTCGCAATCAGAACGGAGATACAAACCATGTCAGGCACAATGGATGCCGCTATTGCCGACCTCACGGCAAAGGTGAATGCGCAGACCGAAGTGGACAGCGCCGCGCTGACGCTGATCCAGGGCATTCCCGCGATGATTCAGACGGCGGTTGATGCCGCAATCGCCGCAGGCGCAACACAGGCTCAGGTAGCGGCGATCACGGAACTAGGCACCAGGCTCTCCGGTGCTTCGCAGCCGCTCGCCGATGCGGTGATCGCCAATACCGCGGCCGCGCCGTAGTCCACGGCAGCAGGAGCCACGCCATGAAGAGATTGATCCTCGCCGCGGCGTGGCTCGCGCTGCTGCTCGCGGCGGCCCCGGCGCACGCACAGCAGGCGCGCGTGCTGCCGGGACCGTGCCCGCCGACCGCCACCAACATCAACGGCTCGGCGTCGCCGTTCTGGGTGGACAGCGCCGGCAACCTGTGCACCTCGGGCGTCGGCGCCGACAGCGTGTCGAAGCACCTCGTGTCGTCGCTCCTGACCAAGATCACCGGCGCCGGCACCTATACCAGCGCCAGCACCACGGCGCCGCAGGCGATCTGTCTGTTCGCGTCGGTCACCGCGTGCGCGCCGCTCACCATGACGGTCTCGGCCGGCACCGCGACGGTCAACGGCAACATCACCGGCATTATGCTGGTGAAATCCACGACCGGGGCGACGGCGGCGACGTTCCGGGTGCTGGTCTACCAGGCGGCGCCGACCCTGACCGCGGTGTTCAACACGACTGTGTACACGCCGCTGATCGCCGACCTGGCCAGCGGCGCCTATGTCGGGTCGTGGGAATGTTCGACGCAGGCGGTGAACGCCGACAACGGTTATTACGACTGCTCGCCAAACCGCCCGGCGGGCAACAATGCGTTCAACCTGACCGATGGCACGCTGCGGTTTGTGATCGTGGCGACCGGGGCTTATGTCTCGGGGAGTTCCGAGACCTTCCGTGTCATAGCCGACGTGCTGGCGTCCGCGCCGTGATCGCACGCCTGATCCTCGCCGGCTTCGCGCTGCTGCTGTGTGCGGCGAGTCCGCAGCAACGCGCGCTGCTGCTCGCCTCCAAGCCGGGGCCGAGCCTGTCGTGCGACTTCATCGCCACGCCCGCGGTCACGGCCGGCACGATTGCGGCGGGGCCGAAGTGCCCAGCGATCACGTTCACCCGCGCCGACTGCAACCCGACCGGGGCGTGCGCGACGTACTTCGACGCGGCGGGCGCGCTGCAGACCGCAGCGACCAACGTGGCACGCATCGGCTACGACCCGGTGACGCACGTCTCGCGCGGGCTGTTGATCGAAGAGGCGCGGACCAACAGCATACGCAACTCAACGATGGTCGGGGCGGTGGTTGGAACGCCAGGGACAGCGCCGACCAACTGGGGGCTAATCGACGGGATGGCCGCGCCCGTCTCTGGCATTTCCGCTGCTATAAGCGGAGTTGGAACCGAGACCGGTATCAACTATATTGACATCCACTATACCGGCACGGCGTCGGCGTCTGCGTCACTATTCGCACGCGCGGAGGCTTCCAATCAAATCCCGGCCACGGTCGGCCAGACAGTAACCCACTCCGGGTTTGTCCGTTTGGCAGCGGGGTCGCTTGGCACTGCGTTTTTGCGGCAATTCTCCGGTGAGCGCAACGCTGCCGGGGCTAGTCTGCTTTTTGTCTTCTCCCCAAACCTGACGGTAACGGGTGCAAGTCTTGCTGCGCAGCGACAAGCATTCACGTCTACTATGACGCAGGCCACGGCAGCATTCGTCTTGCCTGCCCTCGTGGTTGATGTGGTCAACGGCGGTGTGTACGACTTCACCATTCGGTGGGGCCTGCCGCAGCTAGAGCAAGGCGCGTTCGTCACGAGTGCCGTGCCGACCACCACCGCCGCCGCGACCCGTGCCGCCGACGTGGCGAGCATGCCGACCGGGCCGTGGTTCAACGCGGCGCAGGGGACGCTGGCGGTGGAGTATCAAGTGCCGCAAGCGAGCATACCGGCACTAAATCCAGGTCCGATCGAGATTGACGACGGCACAACCGCCAATCTGATTGGGGTGCGGCAGAATACACCGAACACGACGTTGATTTCGGGCTATATCGCCAATGCAAGTCAGGGAGGCATGACATTCGTCACATCGTGGGCGGCGAACACGCCATCCCGTGTGGGCTTTACCTACAACGGCACAGCGATAACAACATCGATCAACGGCGCGGCCACGACAGGGGGATCATTCTCTGCGCTGCCGACCGGCCTTACGCGCGTCTCGTTTGGCACGGTACGCGGCGGCACGATAAACGGCACCATCAGCCGCGTCCGGTATTGGAACCGCGCGCAGGCCGGCGGCGAATTGCAGGGCAACACGCGATGACCCTAGCAGTGGTTCGGATCGACCCTCGGCACACCGCCGCGTTGCAGCTCGCGGACCAGATCGTCCATGGCGGCCGCGGTATCGGCGTCGGGGAACGTCGCCAGCCACATCCCGATCGCCAGCATGGCGACCTGGCTGCGCCCGCGCCGGTCGCACAGCCGCAGCAGCGGAATGGCGAGCGCGGTGATCTCGGGTTCGGTCATCGCGGGAGCATAAGCGCATGACGGTCACCATTGCCACCCTGGGCGAGCGGGCGCTGCGCCGGTTGGGCGTCGCCATCGTGCCCGTCGCCGACCGCCCGGCGCTGACGGTCACGGTCCCCGCCGCCACCATCGCGACCGCGGCGCTGGTCGAGCTGGCGGTGATCGCGGCAGACGAGACGCCGGCCGCCGCCGACCAGGCGCTAGCGTTGGCTAAGGTCGGCGCGGTGCATGACGCGCTGGTGGCGCAGGGCGTGGTCTCGTGGGCGCTGTCGGCCGTGCCGCAAAGTGCGAGCGAGGAGTACACCAAGCTGGCGGCCAACGTGATGGCGTCGAGCTTCGGTAAGCCGGCGGACGCGCAGATGCATGCGATGCTGGAGGCGCGGGTGCGCAAGGTGGCGCTGATCCTGTCGGCGCCGGATCTGGCAACCGCCGAGGTGCTCGGCGTGCATCAGGACCTGACGGCGCGCGGCCTCACGCGATGGTCCGTTTTTGATATTCCTGACGCTGTGGCAGACGCGATGGTAATCCTTGCGGCCAATCAGCTGGCGCCGCAATTCGGCCAGAAGCCGGACCCGCGCGATGACATAACGGCGGAACGGTCGCTGGCGCGTTACATCGCGCTGCCGACATCGGGCGCGCGAATCCAAGCGGAGTTCTTCTGATGCCGGACGGCCTCACCTTCTCTGGCTTCCTCCAACCCCCATCGGTGCCGCCCGATCCGACCGGCGACGACTGGCGGGGGATACAGGGGCCGCAGGGTCCGGCGGGGCCGGTCGGCACCATCACCGGGGCGCCGCTGCCGACCTCGCCAGCGGGCCTGCCGGTGGGCGCGGTGTACGTGAACGGCGGCGTGCTGTGCGTCGTGCTGTAGGCGCGCTGGCCGCTCTGGCTCTGTCGGTTGGCATCGCCAATGCCCAGCCATATCAGTCGGTGCCGCTGCTGTCCTCCCCGCCGCCGCTGGGCAACGTGGTGCCGAACACCGGGGCGTTCACCACGCTGTCGGCGACTGGTACGAGCACGTTCGGCGGGACCAATCCGGTGCTGCAAGCCGCGTCTGGCGCCCTGGTGCTGCGCGGCGCCGGCACCAGCGGTATCAACCTGGGTTCGGCCACCTCCGGCAACGTGCTGCAACTGACCCCCAACGTGACCAATGGCGATACGCTGCAAATCCTGCAGCCCGCCGCTGCCGGCACGCCAGTCCGCTTCGGCATGACAAACGCGGCATCCGGCGGCTTCAACTTCGTCAACCAAGTGCAGATCAACCGCTCCTGGACCTATGCCGGCACCTCGGCGGCGATCCTCAACCAGCCGTTCATTATCAACGAGACCATCGGCGGCACCAGCGCGAACACCGCGCAGTTCCTCGTCAACTCCGTCACGATGAACTACAACGGATTCCATAGTTCGCAGGGAACCTACGGGTTTTCGATCCGCGGCCTGGTCGGGGCCGGCACGAACATGCGGACCAATGTGCCGCTGGCGGTCACCGCGAATCAGAACGGACAGCCGGCCAAGATCACTGACATCGCCTGGCAGGCAAATCACGCTTACAGCACCGTAGGCGAGGTGGCCGCCAATGGGCCGGGACTGTATCAGGTGCAGGTTGCCGGCACCTCCGGCAATGCCGGCGGACCGACCGGCACCGGCGGCACCATCGTTGATGGTGGCGTTACGTGGTCGTGGGAAGACGTGAGCGCCAACGCAAATTATCAAGTAGCGTTCGGCCCGCTCGCCACCGCGAATTACAATCTTGGCGGCGTTTCGGGGGCGCCGGTCGGCTCCAACTTCGGAATGACGCTGGGTTGCGGTCTGCAAACCGGCGCTACGTTTTATACTCAAAATGTGTGCGTGGAACTGGACGATTTCATAACGGCCGGCGCAAGCGCCAACCGCGACGCGACCATGCAACTCGTGAAATCGGGAGGTCAGGGAATCGTTCAGGATTGGGGAATCTCACTGGCTGGTGTCTCAGGACATTCCTGGCGCAATCCCTTGATCTTCCAGACCGCGATCGATCCGAACGGCATCGGCATCTCTGTCTACGATCAGAGCGTGGGCGGTTTGCAAACCATGGCCGGCTTTATCGATTGCCTGATGTGCAGCACGACCGGGAGCAACACGACATCTGGCGCGCTGGTATCGGGTGGCGGCGGGTTCGTCCTGCGCAGCGCCAACAGCCAGTGGTTGGGCAACGGTGACCAGCAAATCGGCAGCGCCCTGTTCCACATTTCAGCGAACACCCTGACTATTGATACGGGTTATCAGGTGTTGAGCGCGATCGGCGCTACGTCCGGCGGGACCGGTTGGCTGACCGGAGGGGAGGCGCGCGACGCCTTCGGCAACGTCGGCATCGTCACGGCGGTAGCCGGCGTGCCGTCGTCGGTGGACATTGCTGGTCGCCCCAAGGTCTATGTGCCTACCGCAAGCGTGCCGGGTGGAGCCGTGACATGGTACCCCGCGACTCCCAACGCGGTGACGACCGGGGCGACGGGATCAGCCTCGATTCCGACCACGTTCACCACCGCGAGCGAGACCTATACTGCCGGCACGACGCTGAACTTCGGCACCGCGGCGGCAACGGTGATCGGGATCGGCAACGCCTCCTCGACCACCACCATCGCGGGCGGGGTCAAGCTCACCAACATACCGACCAGCTGCGCCGGCAAGCCGACCAATACGCTCGCCTACGTGACGGCGGTTTTCACGCTCTGTCCCTGAGACGTAACCAAATGAAGCTTTTGTTCCTCGCCATCCTCGCCCTCGCCCCACTCACTGCCGCAGCGCAGCAGCCGCCGCCGGCTCCGGAAACCAGTGCGCTCGGCCAGATGCTGATCGAGGGGATGCAGCGAGAGGCGTCGCTGCGCACGCAACTGATCACGACACAGGCAGAGATCGAACGGCTGAAGGCTCCGCCGCCAAAGCGGGCCGAGGATAAACCATGACCGACCTCACCATGATCCTGCCCGTCGCCCGCCACCCGCTGCATCCGCCGCGGCGCGACCTGGTGGTCTCGTCCGCCGACTGCCTATCGCTGCGCGTGACCATCGTGGAGAGCGACGATCCATCGGCGCAGGCGCTGGTGCTCACCGGCGGCATCGGCGGGCCCGTGGCGCGGCTGGTGGTGTGGGCGGAAGGCCCCGGCACCGCCTGGGACTACGGCCGCTCGGCGGCGCGGGTGCTCGAAACACTGTGGAGCGGCGGCGGCGTGCTGTCGGACGCGATCGGTTCCTTCGACATCCATATCCCCGCCGCGACGATTGCCAACTGGCCGGTGCGCTGCGGCTGGTCGATCCACCTCGACTGGGCCGGCGGCGATTCCGCCGAGATGCTGGCCGAGGGGTATCTGCACGTGCGGCGCGCGGCGGGCAAGATCACGCCGCCGGTTGCGATCACGACCGACAGCGATGTTGCAATCATGGTAGCCGGATGACCGATCTCACAACCCTGCCGATCCACGCGCTGCGCACGTCGGAGCTGCCGGATCTCGGCGCGGTCACCGACGATACCGCGCTGGTGGCCGAGCATGCTGGCTCGGGGACCGTCCTGGCATCGGCGGTGCGGACCTATGTCGCGACCGGCTTTGCCACCACGGCCGCACTCACGGCGGAAACAGACGCACGCACTGCCGCCGACGTGGCGGAGGCCGCGAGCCGCGCGGCGATGGTGTCGGCCGCGATGGCCCCGGTGGTATCTGCCGCCACGCTGGCCGCCGGGCGCACCGCGTTCGGCATCGTCGTGCCGGCGCTGACCGGCACGCGGCTGGCCAAGACAGGGGCCTACAGCGTCGCCAACACCGACAAGGGCGTGACCCTCGCGCTCGGCGGCGCGGCGTTCTTCACGCTGAGCTTCCCCGCCGCGTCCGGCTTCGATGCGAATTTCATGGTGCTGGTGATCAACGAGGACACCGCCCGCGGCAAGAATATCGTGCTGACCAGCTTCAACTTCATTCTGTGGCCCGGCCAGTCGATGCTGGTGTTTAATTCCAATAACGTGTGGCAAACCTCGCCGTCCTCTGTCGGCGGCGCGGGAAGGGGCGGTTTGCGCTGGGTGCTGGCGTCGGCCGCGACGTTCTATGTCAACAACTCGATCGGCGACGACGCCGCGCACGACGGGTTGGCCGCCGGGGCCGGCGCGTTCCGCACCATCCAGCACGCCTGCAACGTGGTGCGCGACCAGGTGGACATCAACGGCTTCGGCGTCATCGTGCAGTTGGACACTACCGGCGTGTCGTACGCCGAAGGCGTGGCGGTGGTCGGCAGCGTGATCGGCAGCACGTCCTTTGTGATCCGCGGCGATCCGGCCGCGCCGGGCAACGTGCCATGGACCGGCCCCGGCAGCGGCGTCGCCTGCATCACCGGGCGCGATTATGGCGGCGTCGAGGTCCAGGGCGTCACTTTCGGCGTGGTCGCCGCGGGCGGAATCTGCGTCTCGGCGCAGCAGTTCGGCGTCGTCGATGTCAAGGATTGCATCTTTGGCAGTTGCGTCGGCGGCGTGCATATGCAGGCGGTGCAGTATGGCTCGGTCAACGTCACCGGCAACTATACCATCGACGGCAACGCCTCGGCGCATATCCAGGCGATCGGCCTGGGCCGGGTCAGTATCAGCGGCGCGGCGGTGGCGATGCCCCACACGCTGGAAATCACCTATTTCGCGCAAATCTATTTCGGCAGCTACCTGACCTCGGGCGGCGTCACTTCGGTCTATTCCGGCGCCGGCTCCGGGGCCGGCACGACCGGGCAGCAATACCTCGCGACAACCAACGCGACACTCGATCTGGCCGGCACGACGTTTCCCGGCACGGTCGCGGGCGTGACCACGACCGGCGCGCAGGTGGTGCCATGATCGTCACCATGCGGATGCCGGCCGGGCAGACCAGCGTGCAGTATGGCGCGCTCTCCATCCACGCCAACCCGGACGGCACGTTCGGTGTGCCGAAATACGCCGTGCCAGAACTGGTAGCCGCCGGCTGTGCCATTGTGACCGAAGGCGTCGGCGACGTGAACGTGCGGGCGGAACTGGAGGCGGCCACCGCCGCCGAACTGATGGCCATCTACCTGCCATCGGTCGGCATCGAGGCCGGGTATGCCGAGGCGCACGCCCGCGCGCTGGCGGCATTCGACGCCACGGCCAAGCCGCAAACGTTGACATCCACCCAATTCCTGTCCCGGTTCACCGACGCGGAGCGGTCCAGCGTGTTCACCGCCGCGATGGGGTCGCCGCAGATGCTGCAATTCGTCGTCACCGCCGCGGCGGCGACGCGCATCGACCTGACCGATCCGGCGGTGCAAGGCGGCGTCAACTCGCTGGTCGGCACCATCCTGACAGCCGACCGCGCCGCGGCGATTCTGGATCACTAGGCGTGTCCGACAGCCTCGCCACGCTGCGCCAGGCGCTCGCTCCGAAAGCGGGCATGCGGCGGATCCCGTTCCCGCTGGAAAGCTATGAGCACCCAAGCCTGCCGCTGTCGGCGAAGCGGCTGTTGAATGTTATGGCGGAGGAGGCGCCGGCCGACGCGCGCACCCACGCCGCCCTGGTGCCGACGCCGGGGCTGGCGCCGCACCTCGCGGTCGGCTCCGGGCCGATCCACGCCATCAACACCGATCTGCCGGGGGTGATGTACTTCGTCTCGGGCACGCGGGCCTACGGCTACCGCGGCATCCATCCCGGCGATCCCGCGGCCGTGCTGTGGGACATGGGCGATGTCGGCTCGCCAAGCCCCGGCGGGCTCAATCCGATCCACCTGATGACGCCCACCATCGCGGTATCGACGCAGGCGGTCGTGGTGTGCGTGCCGCCGAATGCGTTCACCGCCCCGACCGACTTCGGCGCGTCGCTCAACCAGATCGGCGGCACCTTCCCCGGCGCCAACTCGGTGACGTTCATCGACGGCTATTTCGCCTTTTCGTCCACCGACGCCGCTCCGCAGTCGTTCTTCATTTCGCGGCTGTATGATCCGCTGGCTTACGACGCGCTGGACTTCGCTTCCCTGGACGAAGGTTCCAACGCGGTGCTGCGCATCGTCACCCATGCCGGCGAATTGTGGGTGGTCGGCATGGCGGGGTTTGAGATCTGGTACAATTCCGGCGATGCGGATTTCCCGTTCCGGCGCCGGCTGACCGGTGGCGTGATCGAGCGGGCGATCGGCACGCCGCGCTCGCTGGCGCAGATCGACGGTTCGGTGTTCTGGCTGGGGCTGGACGGGATCGTGTATCGCTCGGTCGGCTACCAGGCCACGCGGATCTCTACGCATGCGGTCGAAGCCGCGATTGCCGCGCTCGGCGCCGGCGCGGTCGCCGACTGTTTCGCCAATGCCTACATGGACCAGGGCCATGCGTTCTACGTTCTGACGCTGGAGGACGTGCGAACGCTGGTCTACGACTGCAACACCAAGGTGTGGCACGATCGCGCCTCCAGCATCGATGGCGCCGGCGCCTGGCGCCCGCATGTGCTGGCGCCGCAGAACAACGGCACGCTGAACACGCTCGCCGGCGATCCGGTGGTGGGCGAGGTCTATATCCTCGACCACACCATCAGCACCGACAACGGCCTGGAGGTGGCGCGCGGCATTACGTTCCCGCCGATCTTCGCCGGCACCAACCGCGCGTTCTGTCATCGGGTCGAGGTCGAAACCGAAGTCGGCACCGAAGCGAGCCACGGCGACCTGACGCTGGATTGGAGCGACGACGGCGGCATCACCTGGACCGGCGGACCGCGCACGCTGTCGGCCGGCGCGGTCGGCGAAACCCGGCACCGGGCGTTCACGACGCGGCTCGGCTCGTTCCGCCAGCGCGTGCTGCGGCTGGGGTTCACCGGGCGCCGCACGGTATACGGGCTCGATGCGGATATTTCCGGGGGCACCGGGGGCTGATGCCCAACCCGCTGTGGCAGCAGGACTCGATACCGGGAACGCGCGCCAACGCGCTGGCACCGTCGCCGACCTGGGCGGATGCGTACGAGTACAACAAGCCGGTGGTGCAGCAGTATCTGGCCGACACCGGCGATCGCTTGCAGGACCCGAAATGGTGGAATGACGCCGCGCACCAATACGTCAATGCGATGCTTATGGGCACCACGGCGCCGGGGATGCGGATGCCATCGGGATTGATCGATGTCGGCAAGACCGCGGCGCACGTCAATCCATCACGCGGCGATCTGGCACGGATGATGGAAGCGGCGCCGGAGCATACGTTACGGGTATTGCGAGAGGGGCCGAACGTGGCGGTGTGGCCTGCCTATGACGCAACCCACGCCGAGATGGCCGCACCCCTCGGCTTTACGAAGGATGCGGCGTCGCAGTACTATCGGGGCCGGGTCGGCGAGCCTGACAAGGACTTTTCCAACCGCCTCGGGCGCTTTTCCTTCATGGCGGTGGAGAACTGATCGTGCGGCAGCGCCGGACCGGGCGTGACGGTGAGCGTATCGGCATCGAACGGCGCTTCGGCCTCCAGCCCAGCGCGGATCAATCGGTGGATGGCTTCGGTGCGCGTCGCGATGCGGTTGTCGAAGCGATAGGCGTCAATCTCGTCGAACAGATCGCCGGGCAGCGTGATATGGCGGCGGGGCATTTGTCCGACTCCTCAATACGTCGCGCGGTCAATGTAGGCCTGCGCCATCGCGGTAACGTCGATCTGCGCTAACTTTGCTTCGGTCATATCCGGCTCCGCCTCAAACTCGGCGTAAAGCCATTGCTCGATTGCGTCGAACAGTTCAGCGCGCCGCTCCAGATCTTCTGCTGGCGTCGCCACGTAAGCATCAACGGCGCTTTTAAGTCTGCTTGTCATCACACCGCCTCCATCTCGCCAACTCGATCGACGTAAATCCAAACGTTGTGCCCAGAGCATGAGTTGCGGTCCACGTCGTAGCCGATGAACGCCTCGAATGTGTGGCTGCGGTGGTTTTCGGTCCAGCAATCCAACCGCAGGGTGCGGCAGTAGCCGCGCCTTCCGAAGTCGCGGCGGGCCTGACGATTAGCAAAGATGCGAGCCGCCTCCGCTGGGCTCTCCGCCTCTACGTTCCGAAATCCTGGCGAATAGTAAGTGGCCATCTTCCGTCTCCTGATCCTGCCGGGCCATCCCGGCTGATGTAGCTAATGTATCAGATGTATCGGTGTGAGTCAATGGAAATCGTAACGAAAGGCAACGGCTGATGGCACTTTCCACCGCCCGGCTGTCCCCGCCGCTGGTCGTCCCCGCGATCGACACCGCGACCGGGCGGCCGACGCAGGCGCGGATCGACTACGACCAGCAGGTTGCCGACCAGCTCGCCGACCTCCGCGCCAGCCAGGGCCGCGGCGTGACCGACGCCTCCGAGGCGGCGGCCGGCGGCATCGGCGAAGTGCTGACCGCGTCCGCGTCCGGCGTCTCGATCGGCTCCGGCTCGGCTACCGACGTGGTGACGGTCGGGCTGACGGCGGGCGACTGGGACGTGTCCGGCGTGGTGGTGTTCTCCCCGGCCGGCGGTGCTACCAGCACGCACCTTGCGGTTGGGGTGGGGACCTCGACGGCGATCGGCACCATCCGCACCGATCTGTCGGCGGCGTTCCCGGCCGGCGCGTCGCAGTCGCTGGGGTCCGGGGCACCGCTGCGGATCAACGTCGCGGCGGCAACCACGGCGCATCTGGTGGCGCTGGCGACGCATACCAGCACGATGACGGTGGCGGGGACGATCACGGCACGGAGAGCACGTTAGGGATGCGCAACTTCGAATTGATCGCGTCCGGCCTGGATGTGGCGCCGATGTTGATGGAACTCGACGCTGCTCCCGAACTTTGGGATGCCGACGCCGACCGCACGAAGCGCGCGAACAGCCCGCACGCGCAATCGTCCGACATCTGGCTTCGCTACTTTCCGCGGGCCGATCTCCAATCCGACTCAGACTTCGACCGCGCGAACCGCTGTGAGTTCTATCCGGCATGGCGGCGGTTGCCGTCACTGCATCGCATGGTTTGGGCGCTGATGAGCACATTGCAGGCGTCAGAACTCGGCGGTTGCCTACTGACACGGCTGGCGCCGGGCGCCGCGATCCTGCCGCACGCCGACGATAGCTGGCATGCGCATCACTTCAATCGCAAAGTTTATGGCGTGCTGCGCAGCAATCCGTGGTGCATCAATCGCTGCGAGGACGAGGCGGTATCGTTCCGAGCGGGCGAATTATGGTCGTTCGTCAACACCGTGAACCATAGCGTGCAGAACGGCGGCGAGACCGAGCGGATCGCGGTGATCCTCTGCTTTCGATGTGAAACATGAAGCGCGCACCCAACCAGCCGACCTCCGAGTTGCTGATCTATGCCGGGATTTATGCCAAACTCTGGCACGTCGCCGATGCCGGCACGTTGCTACCCCAACATGCGCACGAGTGGGATCACATCTCGCTGGTTGCTACCGGCAGCGTGCGCGTGTGGCAGGACGATACGCTGATCGGGGACTTCCATGCGCCCGCCATGGTCAAGATCCCGGCGCAAGCGCTGCACAAGTTCCTGACGCTGGATGACGATGTATGCATAGTCTGTATACACAACGTGGATCACGCCGACCCCGATGGCGAGCCGCCGATCGCGGCGGCGCACGCGCTCGAATTGGAGGACTGAGAATGCCGTTCGCAGCAGCAGCGGTTACAGCGGGTGTCGGACTGGCCGGCGCCGCGATGCAATCGAGCGCGATCAGCGGCGCGGCCGACAAGGCGAACGCAGCGCAGCGAGAGGCGGCGGCGCAGCAGCGCGCGGACCTGGCACCGTGGGCTGGCAGCGGTGGGTTGGCCAACACCCGCAGCGCCGACCTGCTGGGCTTGAACGGCCCGGCCGCCGCCGATGCCGCGTTCGCCGGGTATCGCACGTCGCCGGGTTATCAGTGGCAGTTGGGCGAGGGCCTGCGGGCGGTAGATGCCGGGCAGGCTGCCAAGGGGATGTTGCGGAGCGGAGCCACGCTGAAGGCGGAGCAAAATTTCGGCGCCGGATTGGCGGATAGCGACTTCGGCGCTTACTACAATCGTCTATTCGATATGTCGAAGCTGGGCGAAAGCGCGGCGGCAGGACAGG